GACCTTCGTCCAAATGATTTCATTCATGCTCTACAAGATCTTCTTCCAGGAGCGCCTCGAAGACCAAACCTATGTGCAGTCTTTGATGACGCAATCTCGACGCAGCATGAAGAAGATGAATGCAGAACTTCAACGATTCCAAATGTCGCTTGAGATGGAAGGTCAGCGCAGGGTGATGGAACGCGCCATGGAAGACCAAAAGAAGAAACTCGAAGACGATTCTGGGCAAGAACTTGGAAGCGTTCCTTTGATTGGCTTGGACAACATGAGATGATTTGACATGGAAGGAACAAACGATCTACTTGTTGAGACGGTGTTCCTCATTCTTTCTTTGATTCTCACAAGGAGGCCTTGAATGGCTTCTCTGTTTCCCTCGGATGCCGAGAAGGCTTTTGAAACGATGGCGCTCGCATTCAGCGAGAAGAACAAGTGGGACATGCGCTGGTTCCGAATGCAGATTATTGGGTACACCTCTCTTGCAATCATCCTCACCGCCTTCTTCCTTTCAGCGCTTGAGCATTGGTTTGATTTCTCTTTGTTCGCATGGCTTTTCAATTTGAACTGAGGGGTTGACATGTGCGGAGCCATTCCTACGCAGTGTGAAGTTTGCGGCAAATGGTGGCGAATCAAGAAACTCTGTGATTGTCGGTGCGTTCATACGGCTGAGACACATGGCTCATCTCAATGACGATGAAGATTTTTCTCGGATTTCAAAGGAAACCAGCGAAGTCGCAAGCAAGCGCAGTCGCAAGAGCCTTCGGCATGACTGAACAACCAAACGATGACGGCAATTGGGTTTTCGGCAAGGGTCGTTTCAGAGTTCGTTTGGAGGATTTGCGAGAGGATCTCAAACCTGAATTCAGAGAATGGGCTGACGAAGTCGGATGGACTCAAAATTGGGCCATTTCAATCGCAGTCCATCATCGAAATAGAACAGATGTTGACTACATCAAGTGGCACGCTCTTGTTGCAGTCATCATGGAAGCTTACGATACCAACCTCTTGTGGACTGACTCTGGTACAGATACGCCACAGTACAACATGAGACTGAACGAATTCATACCCAGCCTCATCAGTGATCAAGCAGATGACCTTCGCCCTGACGAATCGCCCTCGCCTCCGCCTACGCCCGCAGTCGAGCCTGAGCCTGCGCCCGCACCCGCACCCGCCCGAACCAGCGAGCCCGAGCCCGAGATGGAAATTCCCGACAGTGTATTGGAAGCGCTCAAGGCACAGATGCGTGCAGAGATGCAAACAAATGCTCCTGTAGAACCCCAACATGAAGTCGAGGACGAAGAACCACAGCGTCTTGTCCAGTTGGAGCCCGTTGATGTTGATGATGACGATTTCGACACCTTTGACGACTGGGACGATGAGGAAGACGAGGATGAGGACGAGGATGACGAAGGTTCTGACCTCGGCCCCATCACGGATTGGGATTGAAAATGGTTGAACCAGGATTCGCCGTTGCATACGGAGGATTCCTGTATCTCAAACATCTCTGGGAATCATGGCGTACCCATCGATTTGGCATCTACGGCACATGGGGGGTCGGCAAGACCACGCTAAGCCGGCAACTTTCAACAACTGGCGAGCTCGAGGATGTGAGCCCCGAGGACTACGACACAACAACCCACCATCCCTTTGATCCAGATTTGGGCAGGTACCTTCCCCCGCCAACTTCGAGAAAGCGCATTGCTGTTCAGAACACATCAACGCTCAAGATGGCGCGAAGGACGATTGTTTCAACTGATCTTGGTGGCCACCCCAAATACTTCGATTTGTGGTTGAGGGACATGGTCGCTCGTGATGTGGAAGTCGTCATTTGGATGGTAGATCATCGGCATTTGCGAGATGCAAATGACACCAGCCAGCAGGCCACTTTCTCAAAATTCGTTGATACCATCATTTCTGGCGAATATCCTTTCACAGAAAGGTCTCTTCGAAAGAAGGCCAAATCGTACAAACCTCAGATTGTCGGTTTGGTAGCGAACAAGGCGGATGTATGGATTGACGAAAATTGGGAAAAGCACTGGGGTACGCGAAGAATGAATGAGCACCCGATTTTCCAACCGTTTATCGCGGATTTGTCTCGCCTTCAGAGGCACCTCATTCCAACCATCAAGCGCCCGATGTCTGCTCTTCGAAACTGGGATGTAGAGTCTACAATTTGGGATTTGTTGGAAAGTAAACATTGATTCGGTTGAAAAGGGTGGGGTGGAACATGGACGAGTTGTATGGAGGCGTTCCCGACTACTATCCGCAAGTCAAGTTTGACTTTGACCAGGACCCCGATCCTGTAAAGCGTAGGAAGAAGAACATCAAGAAGGCAAAGAAACTCTTGAGACCAACGAAGGCGTGGTGGAGCATTTGGCCTCTCAACATTTCAAGGTTCAACGATGAAGGCCAATGCTCGGTGACAGGCATTCGCCTTGCTGCGCTTGGTCCTGATGCCTACATGAAGCCACTTCTAAACCCCGACACCATGAAGCCGATGGACGACGGCACCACACTTTCTCAGCATTTTTTCTACGATCCCGTCAGTGGAAAGAACACGCCATTCACGGCATACTCGAATGTTGATCGTGGTGTTCCACTGCGTTCATCTTACTGCCCAGAGCTTCTGCAGTTGTACTGGCTGTACACACAATGGAGACATCAGCAGCACTTGGACAATCAAGGACAAATGTCCGTATGGTTGTGGAAGCGAAAGAAGATCAAGATGGTGCCAATCACTGAAAAGCCAAAGAAGAGTTCGAAGCCGAGTTTGGTGCTTGCTCTCGAACCATTCTATCAGTTGTGCATGGAGCACACCCACACAGGCGAAATCAACATCATCGAGAGACGAAATCCCCTCACACAAGAAGTGGATTCTGTTTCAATTGACCTTGACTTGAGGATGATGAGGTACATAGAGGAACAAAATGGAGGAGCGCAATCCTCAAGCGTTGAACCTCCATCGGTTGTATGAGGCGGACGGCAGTATGGCAGACAATTTCTTCAATAATCCATCGCCACAACCCCAGAATGGTTCGTTCATGCAACAAGCTCAGCCCGCTCAAGGAAACCCTTGGATGACTCAGCAACCACAGCAACAGCCAGGCTACCCGCAGTATGCGACAAACCCGCAAATGGGCGCCGCTTCTGCCGCCATGATTTATCAGCAGATGGGCTACTGGGACGGCAACCCTACAGAAATCGACATCATATCTGACATCATCAAAGCATCGGCTCCAGTTTCGCGCTTCTTGGCTGCAGAACAAGGACTACCAGCACTTGCTACTTTCCTTTCTGTCCTCTTGGACTACAAGCTCGTGAATTTCTTCAAGGATTTCAAGATCGGTGTCGTTCAAGGAGAGGATGGACAAATGTTCCTACAGCCTGTTGCTGAACAGCCTACAGACAAAGGAAAGGAACTGAGTACGATGACGATGGCAGAAGTTCAAACTTCGATGACTTCCATTTCTGAAACCTTGAAATCGACCCTCATCGCAAACGCAGACCAACAACTTGCGAATCATCGTCAAGCGGCTGGACTCAAAGCACAACAAATGGGTGTAGAGGGTGTGATTTCCGATGCTCTCGACGGCGGCAAATCAGGCAAGCCGGGCATCCTCGCAACGACGCTCAACTTGGTGGGAAGATCAGCAGGTCTTCCTCTACCTCCGGTGAATCAAGGAACAATGCCACCACCGCCACCAGGAAGGTGATTGAATGACAGACACGAACAGAGACATAACGGATATTTTGGATTCAATCAGCAACTCCTCGTCGCAAGACAACCTCTCCGTGATGAAACTGATGGATGAGTGGTTCAACCCTCGTCAGGAATTGATGAAGCATGTCATCGTCATTCAGATGATTGCGTGTTTCATCGTTGGTCTGTTCTTGATTGTGACCGCAGGCGGCTCACTTACGCCTGAGGGATTGATGACTGTCCTTTTCGGATTCATGCTCTTTGTTGGAGCCGGCTTTGGAGTGTACTCGAAACTGTAGGTGGTTGAATGAACGCAATTGAAAGAATCAGGGAAGCAAAGAAGCTCGAGCGAAAACTCGGACTGACCGTTTATGATCAAATGACCGATACCACGACTGGAAACGAGGTTCTTGTCCCTCGAGTCAGCGTAGGTCTGCCAGCCGGTTCATCTCCGATGGAAACAGGAACGACAATCGCACTTTGCATGGCTGCTATTTGGGGCGGCTACACCGCAGGTGAATTCTTCATGAAGGGAGAAATCACGGGTGACGCTAAACTTCGAAAACGCCGGAGGCGCAAAGCCCTCTTTGGAGGCGCAGTTGCAGCCGGTTCAATTGCGACCCTGCTGCCTGTGCCAATTGATGCAGGGAGGTTCAATTTGTTTGATGGAGCCCGAAACCTGCCACGGATCAACGGCAAAAAGGGCAACATGCTTTGAGGGAATGATATGAATGTCGCACAGTTCATGATTGACAACGGACCTGTCGCTTTCAACAGCCTCAAACGAGCACCACGCCCTCCTCAGACCGCTGCCCTTGGTGCAATCAACGATTTGGTTCCTGTTGACAAGACTGACGGCAAAATCGGTGCTATCCTGGGTTTCACATCTACTGGATTGGCGATCACTTCTGCCGTCATGAACAGGCCTCGAACGAAGGCAATCATTCGTTCTGTCGGATGCATTGGCTTGACCTTTGTCTACTTGGCAACAGCGGACAAGTGATTAGGGCATCTCGCTTCTTCTTCGACGCTTGCCTTCACGGTAGCCTCGAGTGTCCTCAGCAAGACTGGCGAACACTTTGTTCGAAGCGCTCTTTGCCGTGATTTCATCGGTGATGTACTTCCTCTTTTCTCTGTCCCAATCTGCAAGAAGGAAAGTGAAGTCATTCACGATCTGTCCTGTTCTTCTGGAGCGCCGGTCCACCTGCAGGTGCAAAAGTCGTGCCTTTGTGCCCGGATACTTGTCCATCATTTCATCGATGTACGACAAAGCCGTGTCCAGGTCGAGCGTGAGAGCCTCGATGCCGAAGTTCACGCCCTGATGGTTTGTACCACAGGCATTGCAGTGATGTGGGCGAAGGTGGTTGTAGATCATGTACATGTCTTTGTACCGGCCAGTGATTCTCGCCCACAGGCTCGGCTTGACCCAAAACTTCTGTCCTTCCATGAAGTTCTCCATCTCTTTCCTGTGTCCGTTTTCTTGAGCGAGCATTCGCTTTTCGTATGTTTCCGTCACCAGTTGAGTGGCTCTTTGGATTCTGAAATCATCGTCAAGGACTTGGTCTGAGTCAATCGAAGGTTCGTCCTCCTTCTCCTTCTTTCGTGCGTTTCTGGTGCGTGTGCTGTTGGTTCCTTTTCCTTTGCTCATAGGTCCACCCCAAAGGTTTGCTTGAATGCTGGCAAGTTGGCTCTCACCAGAGATTTGAGTTCTTCGTCGCCACCGGCGTACTCAGCGAGAGCCTCGAGGTGGCGAATCAACCATTTCGCTGATGTCCGATAGTGCTCCATCCACCACGCTATGTCCGCTTTGTGCCAGGCAGCCTCAACAAAAATGGACGCCAGTGTTGAGTCTACGCCTTCATCATCAGCTCTTTGCTTGAGTTTCTTGAGGTTGTAGGAAACTGCTTGCTGAGAACACCCGATGGTCTTTGCGATTTCTTCCATGTTGTGCCCAGTCCCACGCATGATGACCAAGGTCCGCAGATCAGTTGAATTCAATCCCTCGCCTCCAGTATTCTGTCCGCAGCGTAAATCCCGGTGACGATGAGACCAATCACCATAGGCCCCGTCCCCTGGCTTCCCAAGTACAACCCAAGACCCATGAGAAAGACTCCCACGCACGCAAGCGTGCGCTTCCGCGTAGATTCCATTGTGTTCAGATTCATTGAAGCACACCATCCCAATCACGAACTTCGATTGTCCTCACAAGCGATTTCCCGTTAGCCTTGCAAGCAGAACATGATCCTTTGAATCGTTGAACAGCTCCGCATTCTTTGTCTGAGCAAACGAACACCCGAGCCCTTTCGAGTAGCGGTTTTTGGTACTCCGTATCGGTCATTTCGACACACATGAAAGCCCATCTGGTCCCAAAGTAATCCTTCTCTTGATCATCAAGTTCACTTGCTGCCATCAGCGTCGCCCCTCTTTTGTTTTCAAAGGGTCCGAATACGATTCCTGTCGAAAGCAATGGGTTGAGTACCGCTTTTACCGACAAACCCTGTTCTCGAAACTCTGTGATTCGCACTTGTAGTTCCTCGGCATAGGTCGATTGAACATGGTTCCCCGACCGGCTAAGTTTAGTCAGGTTGATTGCGTAGTGGGCTTCATTCGTTTCCATGCTCTCCCTCCTGTACGATGAAATTTGCATCCAAAAACTCGCCAGCCCAACGCCCTTCCATTCCTGTTTCGAGATTCTGAATTGTGAAAACGGCTACCTCCCGGAATGGAACTTTGTGAATTTCCACGATCTCAAAGTGAAGGATTTCGAACAGCCCGTTCGTGTGACGATTCCTCAATACAGTTCCCTCTTCTGATTCTGATGGTTTCATGCTTCATCCTCCGACAATTTCTCCAGTTCACCGAGTTTCTCGTTGACTCTTTGTGCGTTTTGCAGAATGGTGAACTGCCCAAACTCGTACTTTGGTCGGGCGAAGAACCCGACGAAAAGAAACAACGCCGAACCAAGCATCATTCCAGCACCAAGCGCTCTCGAGAAGGGCTCGCCCCTCCACAGAACCCACACCAACATGCAGAACCCGGCGACCCCGCTGGTGATGTATGCAAGCTTGTCGTGCTGCCTCATACTCATACCCCAACATCAGACGGCTTTGCGATTGCGACCCAAGCGTTTGCTCTGTTTCCCGCCCTGGTGTCCCTGAACTCACCGCTCTTGTCTACCAATCCAAGTTTGACGAGAGCCCTGCGTGCAGGTCTGTATGAGTTGCCACTGATCACCATGAGTTCCTGTCCTTCCTCATCGGTGAGGCCGAGCGGACCCGTGCTCGCAATGACCTCGTAAACCTTCTTGACTTTCCCTGTAAATTTGGGCTTGGCTTTGCGAGCCGCTTCTGCACTTGCAGTGTCTTTTCCAACAGGAATGATGGCTTGTGAAAGCGATGCTTGGATTTCAGGCAGGTCCGCGCCGAGAAGTTCAGCGAACTTCCCGACCAAGCCTTGCCTTGCAGCGTGCGGCATGGATTTCCACAGCCGAGTCTCTTCTCGAGATAATGCCAGCGTGATGTCGCAAGTACCGTCAAACTTGTCCTGGGTGACAGTCTTGTCAGGCACTACTCTTCCTCCTCTTGTGGTTTGATGACGACTTGTACATCAACAGGAGATGTTTCGGGATTGTAATTGTCGAGGTAGAAATCAGTTTTCATCCCAAGTTCTTCAAGCGTGAAGCCGTGCTTATTTGGGTCGTAATCCTCGCCATCTTCTGCTTCCATCTTCTTGATTGCTTCGGCCATTTCTTTGGCTCTTTCTTCTTGCATCTTGATGAGAGGAAGTGAATGCGTGAGTCGAGCGTGGATCATGCCGACCTCAATCGAAGGACCGATGATTGGTTGTCCATCTCCGAGCATTTCTGGAACTTGGGTGCCATCGGGCAGTGTCCTCAAAGCCATCATCTCGAGAGGAACGCAAACGATTGTGTCCTCGATTTCAGTACCGTGTTCAAAGGTGATCGTCACCGTTTTTCCTATGTCATCTTCTGTCCATTTCGTCATGTTCATTCCTCTTTGTCGCATGTGATGTCGCAGTATTCCGCCTCTTCTTTTGTGAGATACAGGGATGAACACCCTGGGCATTGGTACTGCTTGACTTCTCTCATTCTTCCTCAAGCTCCCCTCGTCTTCGAGAAATCGCTTTCGCTTCATCGACAGTCAAAACAACAATTGGGCTGAAAACTGAATTGCCCATGCTGTTGTACCCTTTGATGTACAAGTCTGCCCTGTTTATGATGGCTGAAATGGTATTTTGTTGCCAGATGATGTTGCCCTTCCTGGTGTGAATACGCTCCCCTACCAAGTGGTTGCAGATCTCCGAAATCGTAAATCCTTGAGCGTACAGTTCGAAGATTTTCTGCACGACCACAGACTCCTCTTCGTGGGGAACCAGGATGCCACGATTCACACGGTTTCCTGTCGTGTCGAACTCAATCGGAATGTGGTAGCCGTAAGGAATCCCACCTGTCCAGCGCCCCGCCCTGCGTGCTGCCTCGCTGCCCATGATGACTCGCTCTTTTGTGGTCTCCCTTTCCATCTGTGCGAGTGACGACATCACATTGATGATGAACCGCCCCATTGGCGACGAGGTATCTACTTGCTCGGTCACACAGGAGATGTAAGCGTCTTTTTCGCCCAGGGTTTCAAAGAAGCGAACGGAGTTGGAAAGGTTGCGGTTTAGACGATCAAGCTTCCAAACATACACGATGTCCCAAACTTTTCCAATTTCATCCATCATACCCCTATATCCGGGCCTATTTTCGAAAGAACTTCCCGATCCTGTGTCGGTGTACACTTTGATGAGGTCGTGGTTGTGGATTTCAAGTAGGGCTTTGCATTGTCGTTCTTGCTCGTCCAGAGAAAGCCCGTCTTTCTCTTGGCCAGCAGTCGATACTCTGGTGTAAATGACTGCCCTCATGAACAGACCATGTAGTTGAGCCCTTTAAGCATCATGCAACATTGAGTGTAAAACCGCCCCTTTGGGAATCATGTTGCCCCGCCCCGCCCCCTCATGTTGAGGGAAGGCATGGCGACCCTTTTCCATTCTTCAAAAGGCAGGTGGTTCGCATTGAATCATCAGGGGCTTCACATGGATTTCGCCCCATATCCATTGGCTATCAATGGTACAACCATTGAAGGTTGCAAGTCGTACAAATCCTACAATGGTTCCAACCTTTGCAGACTGAAGGCTTTATGTCGGGTCGGCAAGTTGGAGCAGACATGGCGAACCTACGAGTTTTGACGATTGACCGAGATGGACAAACTACCAAGAAGCGGACAACACAGGTGAAAGGCGACACGACTGACATAGAATTGTGGATTGATCCCACCTATGGCGTGATTCACCTTGTTGCAGAAATCCGTTTGAATGCAACAAGGGAAATCCTTGACAGAGTTCAAGGAAAAATTCCTGAAGACTACTACTCGAGGTTTGACCGCTACCCCAAAGGAAGGATGCGGCAGTCTTTGATTGGGGTTGCTGAAACTGGCCCCTCCTGTTCGTTTGAGTTTGGGTTCACAAGAGCCCTTGCCCATGTGAACAAGCGTTTCCTTTCCGGCAAAAACCTGTTCGCATGGTCCACCTCCCACCTTACTGCAAAGCCACCTGGCGTTTTCCGTTGCATCAACAGAACTGAGGCGTATGATCACAGGATTGGGCGGTATCAACCAAAGAAAATGCAAGGAAGTGAGCCTCTCATCACCTATGGCCCAACAGAAAGGCGCTCAATCCATGGGTGGGGAGGATTTGATTTCAGAGAACACAACCCCTACGGGGATTCCCGAGGGCCACTGCAGGTGCTTCCAAAGGTGATGTACACCATGCGCGTGAATTCTGCTCGCCAAGGCAAAGTACGCATCGCAGGGGATCTCAAAAGAATCATCGAGCACATTCTTGAGATTCACGCAAACGCAGAAGAGCTGATTATGGACGGGGAAGCGCCTTTTGGTCGCTACTGGGCGATTGGCTTGGAGGGCAACTACTCGAAGGAGGAAGAGTGAATGCGAAAGTGGAGCCTGAAAGAAATTGACGAACTGTATGGTGCTCCGTGTGGCACTGACGCACCTATTGGCGGAATAGGCACCGCAATGCACTACTCCATTGGGCTAAGCGGAAAAATGGACATCGTTGAATCGCGTGCAGTTTCGGCGGCTCTTGTTGAGCTTGCGGAGGCAATAGATCCTCAACATTCACGAACGCTTGAACAAATCGACGGATGGGACAATCGATTGGCTGAAACACTGCTCAGCGAGGCGTATGAGTGGCTGAACGGGCGTCGGGAGCCAACCATTGAGACTGTGCAGCGATACCAGGATATGCAAGCCAAAGACGGCGAATACCGAATCATTGCACGAGAGGCCTACTACGGGATGAGTCGTATGCTGTGTCGTGTGATTGATGGGCTTTTGTTCGAGGACGCTCGAGATGTGAGAGGAAATCAGCCTTTCCCGTACACAGGGCCAGAAGACTGGGAGGCTTATGTTGCAGAATGTTTGACTCCTGAGCGCCTACAGGACCCGCTTCCTCTCATCATGGGGACGCACGAAAGCAAAGTCTCGTAGCCGACAGATTGAGAAGGACGGTCCCCCCATGGATGGATGGGCGGCGGGGTTCACCTCGGGAACCAATGCACGCAAACGCACCGGCAATCTCGACCCGTCGCCCACCCATCATTTTCGATGGTAGGCATCAGTATATGAGATCAACTCAAGGGTTCAAGAGCAAATTGAATGTGAAATTGTCAGAAGGTCCTGTGATGTAGCGCCCTGTATTGAGATCCAACACCTCCATTGAGTTCGACTCGACAAGGAATGTCGCTGTCGCTGTAGGTAGATGGGGCAGTCCCAATTCTGGATTGTTTGCAACGATCACTTGTTCGATGTTTCTATCCGCCTGAGTGCCACAAGCGGTGCTTATGACACCAGTTGGGAAGTTTCCACCCCAGGTCAAATCTCCCTCTCTTCCGGCGGGCGTAAAATCCCCTGCGTGGGCGGTAAATCCAGCAGCGCTTGGATGGTTTGAATTTCCATTGTGGACCAACACTACATCTTCCGCTGCCCCGTGGCTACTGTATGCCCCATCAAAGGTCAGGAGTGCGTCGTGGTTGTTTGCTCTGCCGCCGCCAGAGCTGCTTCCAATCGTGATGTTCACGGCAAACGACCATTGGCTGATGCCACCAAGGCTTTGAGCAGCCGAAGTTGCACCGTTGGCGAGGGTAAACGGTGCCATCGGGTTCATCATTGCATCATAAGGCTGTACAGACACCTTGTTGACGGTGAATGATGGGTTTGTTTTGGTGGCGTCTGATGCGCTTCCTGATGACGCTGCTGACAACAAATTCAAGCCCTCCTAAACATCAACAAAAGAGGACCATACGGGCTATTCTCGAATACATCCAAGCCCTCGTGGCGAATGATTCCACCCTGACCCATCTTTGAAAGCCAAAAATTCGAGCCTTTTTCCCTCACCGCCCCATGTTTGACGCTGATTTTCCCAGTAATTGAACGGAAGCCGAAGATTGCCACCTCTGCTTCGGATTCATACGGCGTAGGAACCAACCCGTGCCTTCCGTAGAAAGCGATGAATTCACTGTACGAAGATTCACCGTTGTTGTCCATGTCAATTTCATTCCAAACCCAACGGTCTCGAACTCCAATCGTCCAGGCGATGCAATTGAATGCATTGGTGAAACGCTCCACGACTTCAACACGGAGGTCCGGGAATTTGTTTCTGTAGGTCCTCAACAAACGAGGCCTTGAGTTCTTGAGCGCACCAAACATCACATATCACCCGATGATGGCCCATGTCGAAGTGGAACCGCTCAAGCTAATGCAGATGAAGGTCTTTGACATGTGGTCGCCTATGTTGTTGTTTGGCAAACCCGACACTGTCGCACCGTTTGTGTTCAAACCCACAGTGAGAGTTGCGGCTGTGTTGTTGATGATCGTGAAATGAGTACCCTCTGCACAGCCGTTTGGAAGTGTTGGCACACCTCCTGTGACATACACCACAGCACCAGATTGGCTCGCTGTGAGGGTTGTGTTGGTAGTTACCTTCACCAGTTCATTGACCTTTGAAAGTAGGCCCTCTGGCGTCACTGCTCGTGCCGTGTCCGTACCTGTTTTCGCCTCGGTTGTCGTTGCCAACTCGACGACGCCGGCTCGCGTGGTCGTGCTCGTGCATGCTTGTAAGCCCGCAGGTGTGATTGCTCGAGCCGTGTCTGTTCCAGTTTGTACTTCCGTGTTTGTTGCAAGTTCGAGAACTCCTTTCCTGGTTGTTGTTCCGGTGCATGCTTGAAGACCCGC